ATCTTGCGACCTTTTTCGTAGGTCATGCCGGCCAGGATGCCGTTATCGAGGACGCACCAGAGGATGCTATCGGGCACCATCTGGTACGTCATATCCTTGATGCCTTCGCTGCCGATGTGCTCGGCTAGAAACGTCAAATCTTCGGATTCGTAAGAATCGTTGCCCCAGGAATATTCGTAGGATCGCACCGCAGTGCCGGTGCCCTGCACAAACAGTGTCTGGTAACCGATGTGCCGGGGTTGAATGTTCTTGCCACCGTAGGAGGTCTGCCTGGTTACCTGCACATTGGATGGTGTCAGCGCAGCACTGCCGCCGGTAACCTTAAACTCGCCGCCGCTGGTGCCGACCAGGAGCACCTCGGTCGATGACATCCATTCGACGGTGTTGACTTTGTATGATGCGATCGCATATTCCAATGCATCATCATCGCTGGTGCCGGTCGTGAAGTCCTCAAAGTCATCAGTCTTTGATCCAAAAATCGACTGCGGCTTTGCCTCAGTTCCGCCAAACCAAAGCCGCTGCTGATGGAACACGACCGCTCGAGGATATTTGTCTGTGGCATCCCACTTGGGTGCCGTGAATGAGGGTGCCGTTAACGCCCAGGAGGTGTTACTGGAACGTACCAACTTTCGCGGCGAAACATCGGGATGTACGATGTACATCGTATCCGCCGACTGCGCCACTTGGATTTCATCCAGTTGCGCCTCGGTCCAGGGAGATGAAACCTCATACGCGCTGCCGCCAGATTGCACTTGTCCGTTTTGCGTGTAAAACCTGATGTACTCATCGCCAAACTCGAGAACATAACTTTGCGTCCGATTAAACTCAAAGCGAATCAAGCGAACTTCTTTGCTTGAGTCTTTGACCTCAGAAACGTAATGCGTGCCGCCTCGACGTTCGACACCACCGTGAACCTTTATGATGAAATTCTCACAGGTCTGGACAGCATCACCATAACGCTCGGTGTCGACTCGACCATGCAACAGCGGCGACAATTCGCCACTCAAAAAGTTGGTCTGGATCGCGTGAGTGCGCGCCACTTACCACCATGCCCTGCCGAATCGAATCCCATTTGAATCAACACCGGCCCGAACTTCTTCAAACCTGGTTGAGACAAAATGATCCCTTGAGGATTCAATTTGATCGATCGACTGCGCCTCTTGAATTTTGCTCGCGTAGATCTGCCACATCAACTGCGCAACCCCATTGGATTGCACCAGGGTGTAGGCCGCATCAGCGGCGAGTCGTGCCGCAATCGCCTGGGCTAACAGACCGTCAATCTCACCGAGTGAGTCGGGTCGCCCAATGAAACGAATCTTGCAGGCCGAGGCATTGGTCAAAAGGTTGCGCCCTTCGACCTTCCAGGTATCCAGGTTGGTTGTCTCGTTCAACTCGAGCACCCGGAGGCAGTACGGATCTGTCGGCAGCGGATATTGAAAATCGAATCCGAATGCCGGGGTCGTGGTCGACGCGGCCAACTGCGTGCGATTGGTTAAGCAGTTCCAGGGGTAAGCACGCATCACACCATCCTGGACTCCATCGAAAATCTGGTTCATCACGGCAGATTCAGTGCTGCCATCACTCAATGAGGTGATGCGGTTAGTGCCCAATAGCGTGAGGGCATCATTAATGATGGAAAGTTTTGAAAATGCCATTATTTGCCTTTACGCCATCCTCGGTTAGTCTTTTGAGTTGTCACGCGAATATTCTTGCGTGAGTTGTTCGTTGGGTTGCGATCTTTATGATCAACGTCCTTACCATCTCCTTTTCGTGCGGCACCGGCCGCAATCATTAAACGCCGCGCTGCATTTCTTGATGCTCGACGTTTCTTTTGATCCGCACTCGAGTGGTATGTGTCGTACTCTTTGCGGTAGTTTCTTTTTGTCAATGGTGGACCTGCTCGGACTCGAACCGAGGTCCGGTGAGGAATTTAATTTTTCTCAACGTCGAAACCTTCCAGGCCCAAGGAAAAAGGCGGCCCCGAAAGGCCGCCAATCCCCAGGAGAGAAGATTAGGCTTCGTGCGCCTGCACTTCAACGACACGCTCATCTTCGATGCGCGTGGCTTGCATTGCCCAGGCCAGGTACACCTGCCAGCCGTATGACTTGTCAGGCCGCTCATCGATCTTGGTCATCATGTCTTTGCCGATGGCAAGACCGAGACCAGTTTTCTGAAACGCAATACACTGACGTTTGGTTGTGCCGGTCGTGTTAAGACGCTCACTGCGAATGAATTTGAAACCAAGGTAAGAGTCAATCTGACCATTCACCAGTGCTTTTACAGAGTTGTAATCAGCACTTTTGATTTCTGTCACATTTAGCAGATCTTCCAACTGCTGCGACCCGAGGACAAAATACCGATCCTCATTCTCAACCTCGCCAGCATCCAGGATGCGTTTCGCTTCCAGGATTTTCGCGAGAGTCATGCCGCCGGTCGATGCCTCAGTGATTTTCTGCCCAGCAGGCAGCGCCACGTTGGTTGCATCGCCATCAACAGCATTGCCAAGAGCAGCAGTGATGATCAGATCATCAATCGCACGCCCCATCGCCCAGGCACCAGCCTTGGTGTAGGAACCCTTGGGGTCTACCAGCATTCGGACATCGTCTGTCCAATCATGCATGGTGGCCCAATGGTAATCGGCCAGGGTGACGGTACGCCTTGAGTGGGTCATCTCCACGTTGGGCGTATCGGTGTAGCGGGTCGTTTTAGAGACTGCCGCAGTTGATCCGAGTCGCTCGAAATTGACCTTCTCGGAATTTGCAGTCTTGGTAAAGACCACGTTTCGCAGTTTCGATCCCTTCTGCTGTGCCAACTGCAGAACGGCATCCTGGTACTGCTGTGCATACCATTTATTGCCTGTATAGGCCATGAGTTAGTCCTCATTGAAATTAAAAAAACCGGCGTTAGCCGGTGCTTTGGTTTCAATGGGCTGTCCTCACGGACCCATCTGCGTATGCGCTCGTCAGCGGCGACCCACCTGGTCGCTAGGTAACGGACCCCGAGGGGCTACCCGTTGGCAAACCTCCGCTCGAAAGCGTCAGGTTCTTGGGTTTCATCAGACACATACGCTGACTGATAAAGTTTTTGCATTCTTTCAACCGCAGCCTGGTGACCTGGGTTTGCATCGTCAAAATACGCATGGCCTGGGTTGCCCTGTATCTCGTCAATCTGAGATCTCGCCTCGGCTGGTGTCATACCCATTGATTTGCTCTCGCCTGCCGCAATCGCGGGATCTTCAGAAAAGCCCTTGCCGATCTCAGCGAACGCTCTGATCAGTTGCACGTTATTACCCAGGCCGGTTGCGTTAAGTTCGTTAACCAGACTTTCATCACCGTAGACCTGCAGTGCAGCCTTGGCATCTTTTAGTTTGCTGTCAAACGCCTGGCCCCAATCATCTTTAAGGCTGGAGATCGCCTCGGCCTGAGATCGCTCGCCGTCCTCATTCACTACGTTGACACCTTGGTTCATCCAGTTCACTAGGCCAGAGGCTTGTGAACTGTTGAGACCTAATTCGTGTAGTTTCTCCAGCAGCGGTCCTTCGGCCTCACTCGGCTGCATTCCCTCGGCGCGTTCAATGCGGTAATCCGCAGCCGCCTCCGGTCTGCCCATCGTGTTGTAAAAGGCTGTCCAATCCTCTTGGGTAGAATCCTCGGTCGGCACCCTAGCCATGCCAGGCACATCCATGAGTTTGGCGTTGAAGTCATTCCAGGTGTCTTCGCCGGCATCCTCACCAGGTATGCGGATACTGCGGCCAATGTAGGACTGCGCATCGTTATAGGCTTTTGCCAGGGTGGGTATGTCGGGAATATCTTTAAGAGATCCCGACTCGCGCAGATCCTCTGGCAGTGATTCGCGCCAGGTGCCGCCGCTGGTGCTCTCTTGTGGTGTCTCTTGAGTTAGAACAGATTCAGTGGTTTCAGTTTCAGCCATGTCTAGTTACCCTTTAGTCGGACCAGATTTAATAGAAAATTGACCACATTTCTTTCGCCTTCGTGAAAAGCCGTTTGATATGGGTCTCCTGGAGTGTGAGATGTTCTCATTACATACATCTCTAGTAGGCCTGCTAGGATGACCTCACCGTCAGGCGAGTCCATGACCTTGAGCCATTTTTTTTGAAAGTCATCAGGTGTAATCATTGAGGCTGCAGCCCAGCGACCACACCAGCAACACTGTCCTGACCTACCTCATCGATAGAACCAGCGACCTGCGCTGCCTGGCCTGCCTGCTCGAGTGCGGCCTGCTGCTGCATCATCTGCGCTTGTGCCTGCTCTGCCTGCTGCCGCTGCATTTGAAGTTGCATCATTTGATCCTCGGATTTCATCACCTCACCGGGAACACCCAACCGCTTGGCAAGCATCCGCCCGATCTTGGAGAAGTCGACAACATCAAGCACCGTTGGATCGACCTGCGCCATGCCGCCCAACTGCTCAAACCAACGTTCCACGGCAAACACTTCTTCCATCTTTTGAGCGCGTGCCAGGGGTGAGACATACTCGACATCGAGTTTGCTGCCGCCCCCCATCAACGACTGCGGAGGCTCATCAAACTGGCCGGCCCGGAACATCACCATAAAGACACGCTGGATCAGCGGATTCAGAAACTCGCTTTGCAGGCGACCCACAACCGGCCCCAGGATCTGCTGCATCAGTTCCATTCGGGCACGCACTTCTGTTGCCGTCATGTTCGGACCTTCATGCAGTTGCAATTGATCGTTAAAGAACGCTCTACGAATGTTGGTGATCAGTTCGCTGGACTTGATTTGGCTTACCTGCCACTGCGTGCCGTTTTGCAATGGCTTGATGCCGTTGATGTCGCGCACATAGGTAAGGCCGCCTGGATCTAATCTCAGGTCACCGATGATGCCGTTATAAGATGCCAATGTCGGTGGGTCGATCGTCTTTTCCCAGGCACGCAACTCGAACAGTTTTGCTGCGTTAAGGGTGCGAATATCAGCGCGTGCCATCATCGCAGGGCTGAACCCGTAAACATCACCCGAGAGTTTTGACCACCTCGGCACCATCCAGGGGCACTCGTAGTAACCGTCCTCTCGGATCATTTTCTTGTCTTTGACCTGCACCCAACATGAGGCCCAGGGGCGATCCTTGCCGAGTGCCAACTCGGTTGCCCCCACATCAGGTCGTGGATAGACCGCATGGATAAATTCAAACTCTTTATCTGGCTTGTCCTCCAGGGCACGTTCTATCGACTCGCCTAGATCTTCTGTTGGGAATAACTGCTTGGCCTGGCGTGCTGTGAACTTCAGTGAACGATAGATGGTGTCGACATTTCCGTCGACGTTCTCCGCGACCGCAATCTCGGAAAGATGCACCGTGCGGAAGTTGAGGCTGTCCTGGTTGTCAGTCTTATCGGTCTCGACCAACATCGCTGCAGTGCCGAAACAGCAAAGGTCCAAATAGAGTTCGTTAACCTCAGAATTAAAGTTCGACTCCTCAATCGCCTTGTAGATTCGGTCGACCGAATCCTCGAGCCACTCAATTGCAGCATCATCGTTGTTCAGACCTTCCTCACGAAAGCGGATATGGAACCAGCGGCCGCTGGGTGCCGTTAACGCACCATGTAACCCCGAGGCCAGGGTCTGGTTAGAGGTAATTGCAGTGGAGTCATATAACTCCTGGTCACGCTTGGCACCACCTTCGCGCTTGGAGACAAAGTCGGCTTTGGTCGGCAGCACAAAATGCGCGACCTCATCCCACACGGCATCCCAATTCTCGCGCTTATTCTTGAGTTCTTTGCAGCGGCGAATGATCGCCTGCGGGTCTGGTGTCTTACCCATCAGCCGGTGAGTTTAGTGACTAATACGTTCTTAATAAGGTCTTCCGGGGTCAGGCCGGTTGATGACGTTTTCACCGTCGACAAAAATCCGGTCGCAGCCGATTGCTGACGTTTCCACCTGGTGTAATCGTCAAATGATTTCACCCAGGACGGTGCGCCAGGCCACATTTGTGTTTGCGTTGCCGCCGGTTTCGCGGCATAGCCGGTTGCCATCGCATTGATTGCATTGATCGCTGCCACCAGTGCCGTCTGCGTTGCACCAATCCCCGTATTCACAGGGGCACTTGATGTTGTGCCGCCAACCTTTGACGCAGTATTTACTGGTGCTGCGATCCTTACCCCCGAGGATGTTGTCGGTGCCGGTGCAGATTCTTTGGGTGCGGGTTGCTCACGATGCGTCCATTCGGAGATCTTCATCGTGCCGCCTTCGAGAGTATTGTTTGTGAACACACCGCTACCGGGGTCACGCTCAACATAGGTAGCACCGCTGGCGTGCAAGAAGGTTCGCTGGCCGCGCTTATTCATCCGCATCTGTACGCCGCCAACAGCACCACCTGGCACATTTTCTTGCGCAGTGTGGCTACCACTCTCTAGGGTTGCCTTGGCCTTGTAACCTTCATTTGGGTTACTACCAAGAATTTTGCTTGAAGTTCCCTTGGGGTAACTGACACCACCAACTTCAAACTTCTTTGGTCCACTGCCACCGCTCGAGCCACCGGGAATGTTGCGACCTTCTTTTTGACCGTAGTTCTGGTAGTGCATCTGACCGTACTGACTCAGACTGATCTTGCCTTGCCAATTCTTTTTAAAGTCGGCCAGCAGATCACCGTACCCTTTTGCGTATGCTTCGTAGTTCGCCATTTATGCTATCGCTCTTATGACCCGAGTCGGTCGGTGTTGTTGGATATGCCCCATCTCATCCCAGCCCATACAGAAGGTGCGCATTGCGTCAGCGGCATGGGATGACCAATCGTGAACAGGCTTTGCCTTCCAGGATTGGTTCTTTTCATCAAAATCTTTTCGGTACGCCGCCAGGCAATCGATGCCGTGGCCGCAATTATCTTCGTCAAACAAAAAGCGGTTGAACATGGATCGCACGCAGTTGATGCCGTCATCCACTGGTGCCTTTCGCACCACCGTGAAAAACAGGCCTAAGTCGCGTGCCATCTCGATGCGGGTTTTGCCGCTGGTGAAGTCTCTGGCTGCGATGTCGTGCGGTGCGAAATGCTCACCGTAGGTGTAGTCCTTGTCTTTAATAAGGTTAACGTAGTACGGCAGGGCTTCGCCTGCGTGCTGTTCGTAGTCGATCACATGGATCTGTTGGTCGACCACTTGCAAGAACCAGATCGCAGTGGAGTCACCGATACCAATATCCCAGCCGGTGTAGACCGGGAACCCGCTGCGGTGTGGAACCACCGTAATGCGGTTCATGGCTCGCGCCTTATCCAACTGATCACGGTAGTAAGCGCCAGGCAGTGCTGCATCCCACGAACAGAAGTATTCGCTCTGGATTAACTCCTCGGGCATACCCTCATCGCGTTCACGCTGAATCGCTACATCATCCAATAGACCAGTGTCAGTGACACTGAGTTTTTGGACGTACCAATCGGGGTTCTTCTCGGCCATTGTGAATAGTCGCCAGCCGTGATTGCGCCCTCGAGGGGTGTAGTTGAAAACTGCCCACCCCTCATTAAGGGCGAGGATTGGTCGGATCAGTTCCCAGGCCTTTGGGTTCTGTAGACTGTATTCTGAGAACACGACACCGACAGGGTTAGTGCCGACGATACTATCGATGTTGTCGGTGCCGACCAGTTGGATGATGCTGCCGTTCGCCAGGGTGATGCGCATCTCGGTGTTGTTGAGATTGCGAACAATAGGCTTTGGCAGGTGTTCCAGGAACCGCACACCCTCATTGCTCATACCCGACCAGATAACTTTCTTCGCCTGGTTATAGGTCGGTAGTGTGTAGAAGTATGTGCCTTTACGCTCCAGGGCTTTTTTGATCGTCAAATTCCAAAGCGTCAGATCCTTACCTGCACGCCGATGCCACACCAGGCACGCACGCCGGTAGTCGTTATCAAGTGCTGCGAATATTGGTATCTGATATTCGCGCGGCGCAAACTTATAGGGGATTTGAATTTGGTTCATGCAAACTCGGGGATTTGAAAATATTTTTCAGCAGGTACTAACGTACTACCCTCCCCCCCCTTTTTTTCGGGGTGGGGGGTCTTTTTTTTGGCGCGCGATCGACCCCCCCCCTCCTGGTCGAACCGATCATCCCCGGCCGGTTGGGGGTAACGAGCGGGGGGAACGGAGCGTAAGTGCTTGATTCTGTTGCGGTCTTGGTGCCTCAATCAGGAACCGAACTTGGAAAACGCTTGATTTTTACATCGTGCGCCTGCGTGCCTGCGTCTGTCTGCGAATCGTTCTCATTCGTATCATTGAAACTCGAACTTCGGTCGCTTTCGATGCCCCCTTTTCCCCACCCTTCTGGCACCTCAAATTTCGTGACGCTGACCTCGAGATCTTTCTCGTCGACGTTCGTGACCATTGAATGATGCAGGCCAGCCCAACGGAATTGCATCAACCTCGACAGGCATCGCTCCTCCACTGCCTGGTTGCCCGATTCGCGAGCCTTGCGCAACAAGTCAACATAACCCTGGAGCGGATCAAGGCCCAATTCCTCCATACGCTCCGCAGCCTGGAAAGATAACTTGTTCTTAGTTCCCTTGGGTTTACCGGGATTACCCTTTTTGAACCTTGACTGACCATCAGACCGAGTTTCGTTGTAGGTTGGATCAGAATTCTTTTTTGCTGTTGCCATGACTCGATTGCGACCAATGATGTTTGTGGGGTTTCGCTCGGAGGACACCAACAAAAAAGGCCGCCGATTGGCGACCTTGCATAAACTCCGTGAGATTGTAATTCTACATCACGAATAAATCTCACCTACAGATAGCCGCTCATTCCACGCTTTCAATTCTGATCGAATAGCAAAGTCCAATTGGTCCACGATATATAGGCAAAGTTGTAGGTCATGCTCATTTTTCTTAGTCCACCAGCGCACATGGACCACCTTGGCTTTGTTGCGATTTGTCAACCCATTCTCTGTAATCGTCGAATGCAACGCCAACCAGGTCATGTACTGCCAGTAATCACTGAGCATCGGATCGCCGGTCTCAAGCAGCACCTCGCTCCTGATGTAATACAGCACTGGCCTGGCATACCTCTCCTGATGTGCATAGCGCAGGCGAGCAAAGGCAGCCGCTGGTCGTGACATCTGCGCCAGCACATCGGAGACCTCCTGGAACGTGATATCAGGCGTGCCGCCGGTGCCAGCACTGAACCTGTTGATCTTAGGATTAAGAAGTTTGAAACTCTCCAGTGTCAGCATTCTGTTGGGTGCCTGACCTGGTAATCTGTGCGGTAGATCTCGCACCAGCACTCGAGTGCCATGTCTACCTGGTGAGGGCAACGCAGATCTGGCCTCAAATCATTAATTGCCATGAGAGCGCGCCAGTTGCCCCTGTCGGGCCGATAGATCAATACCGGCCTTAGACCACTACTGTTTGCCTGAATCGCCGCCTGCGTCCACCAGGGGGCTATACGGAGCACTTTAGCCCTTTTGACCTCTACTGCCCAGCCTGGGATCAGAATATCGGCACCACCACCAGCGGCCTGCGCTTGCCAGTTCCGGTGAACGTCAATCCCTAGTTCTTTGCGCAAGATCCGGGCAACCTCACGCTCGCCTTCTGCGCCCTTGTTTCTCGAGTTGGTCATCGATACAACCTCCTGTATATAGCCTGAGTGGGTCTGAAATTTTCCGGGTCTGGCTCGTGGTCGCCGCCCCAAAAAGCCCAGCCCCTAAATGGCTCGCACGCCAATTCCTCCTCACCACATTTATCAACATAAGCGCATCCTTTTTCACATGGAGGCGTGCCTATATCGACAATTGCATCGATCAGTTTCTTGTGACCCGAGATTCGACACCCACAGTCCTTGTTGTATCCCTTCCTTAACGATGCGGCACGCCGCGAGACTCGCTTACCGCAATCACAACGGCAGATCCATCGTGCACCGTCACCCCTGGATTCATCAGCCGCAATAACCTCCAAACAAAAAAAACGGTTACCCAATTCATCAATGGTTCTTGAATCCACTACTCAACTCCTCGTGAATCTGCGGGTGGGGTAGTTGGGGGGGTAACTGCTAGAGGGAGTGGAGTGGGGGGGGGAGTTCCTATATATATAGGAACCCCACCCCACCCCCTCCCCAGGGTGGGGTAAGGTGGGGTTTTGGTGGGGTTTTGGGGGGGGTAAGACCAGTTGACAAACTCACCCATCAGGAGTCTCCCGGCGACGAATTCCAAAGGAGTTTTTGATCCTCGGGTGCGGCTCTTTCACCAAGTTTCTTTTCTTGATCCACTCATCCACGTATCGCTTGGCAGATTTGTAGTCGAGATCAAAACTCTCAGCGATCCATTTACCGAGGTATCTATCCTTACCTGCCGGGTGATGACTAAAAGGCTCACGCTCATCCCAGCGGCGGACCACTTCCTGAAAGACCTCACGCATCTGCTCAGGGGTCAGCACCGTGCGCTCGAGGAGGCAGTCGCTGACCTCATCGGTGCGGTCTCGCAGCAGCCCTGACTCACTCCTGATGTATACCGTGATCTTGTCGGATCCAAACTCGTTGGATTTACAGACCCCCCCTTTAATCATGGACATTGGCCCTAAGTGGTCTCCAATCGCGTGCGCTGCGGCCTCACGCTCTTCTTGTGTCGCCATCCAGAGTGCGTACACCCACCTGGCACCGTCGACCAGGCCGGTCGTGCCACGGATCGCCTCCCTGGCCTGCAGCAGGGTCTCGATGCTCATGCCGCCATCTTTTCTCATGTGATGCGCGGCCATGACGCAGGCACCGGTTTCGGCACAAAGGGCTGATACCGCTGACCACCAGACTTGTGCGGCAGCGGGGTCGCTGGTGATGTCGGCCTGGACAAATACCTGCAGCGGATCCAAAGCAATGAATTTGAGGTTTGGGATTCGCTTGACTTCCTGACAGAACCAAAGCCATTGCTCGGTCATCAGGTATTCGCCCTGGTGTTGCTTGATGAAGGTGACGCTGCCGCCGGCATCGGGCAACGGCACCATATAGAAGTTGTCGCGGATCGCTGCCCTGCCCTTCTCGGACAGGATCTGGTCGATCCGACGATGGATTGCGGTATGACTGTCCTCGGCTGAGACCACCACGACCGCTCCGGTGTCGATGACCTCACCCCCCAGGGCGTAGCGGCCTGACAGGCTGGCCCCGGTCGCGATGGCGATAGCGGTGTCCAAAATCAAATAACTCTTACCGACACCTCCCATTGATGCCATCAGGCAGGCAGTGCCCTGCGGGAGTACGTCCTTGATCAGCCACTGAATCTCCGGTGCCTCACCCTTGTAACGTTCGACTCCCCAATCTTTTATTCGGAAGGGTGCGGTGAATCCCGTTGTGCTTTCTTCAAGTCCGAGGTAATACTCGTCGAGTTCTTTTATCTGTTGCTCGAGCCTACCCATCGAGCAGTTTCCTCAAGTCTCTGTACGCACCAAAGAAAAGCGCATGGTCGCGCTCATCGAGACCTAAGACAGCGGCGAGTTCATCCCAATGTTCTTCTATCTGGCCGGCGTAAACTGCGATCAGGCTGAGTGCATAGCGGCCACGTTTCACTCGGTTCTTCCAGTTAACCGTGTGACTGTGACCATTGCTTATGCTGCCGGCGAATAGGTCGCCTAACTCGAGACCGACCGAGTCCATCACCTCGACAGGTGAGCAGCCCGCGAAACAATGAATCAAGACCTTGTCATCGGTCTCGGTGATTGCCAGCGATGGCAACCTATCATCATGCGCTGGACATTGGGCCTGCCAGCGACCCTTGCCGCCACGCACTCCCTCGAGTCTTTCAAGTAATTTCTCTATTTGTGCTTGCATAAAAAAAGGCCGCCCCCGGAGGGGCGGCAATGGTTGGAGGAGGAGGAAATGCCCAGGCTTAACGCCCCTGGGAGGCGGATTGTTCAAAAACGTCAGGTCGAGCCAGGCGCAAAAACAGCAGCCGCGCTTGAGGGATACCTTTGCGCCGCCACTCACTGACCGAGGCTGATCTGATTTCACACAGTCTTGCGGTCTCGGCAGTGCCGCCGATGCGGTCAATGATTTCTGATGCGCTGAAAATTGGCGGCGATTTCATGCCCGCTAGTGTAGGCTGGCCTTGGGTTGAACGCAAGTCACCCTTGGTTGGTGCAATCTGGCATTGCCTATGGTAGGCTTGCCTTACCTTGGAACAACCCAGGACAAAAACATGAACACTTTTAAAAACCTGCTGGGCGA